GAAAATCAACGTGGGCGGCATCATCTACAGCATACATCAGTTCCCAATAATCTGTTGTATTGGCACTGCTGATCATATTGTCCCAACCTGCAATGGTCAGCGCATCACCAGCACCTGCGGCTTTTGGCACACCAACTTGTCCCATTGAGTTTGGAACATCAGTGCCATTCTTTCTCCACCAGAAATAAGCAATGTGTTCTGCGGAACTATCATCATTTCTAACTTGAGCACTGAATTGTAGTTTATACATACCAGCCGCACCAGGAATAATTCTGCTTGTTGAACCTACACTGGCAATATTAGCAAAGTCAATGGTTGGTAATGCAAATGCATAACCAGTATTACTAGCCGCTGGCGTAATTAAATTTATGTTTTGCCATTGGCCATATACACGGTTGTATGTAATTTTGCTACCAACGACATTAACACCGGCACTGTCTTTAAATGTATAAGTATCACTTTGGAATGTGCTGGCAGCATTACCCATTTCTAATACTGTTAAACCAGTGTTTGTGCCAGTTTTAATAACATTCAAACCAACTTTAGTGCCACTGGCACTAATAGTCCAATTTTCTGTTGCGTAAACAGCTAGACTACTTCCGGATCCTACGTTTGGCGTAGTGCCACTGACATAATTACCATTGAATAAGAAACGACCTATAATGTCACCAGTTTGCGTTGGACTATAGTTTGTGCCATCAAAGCGTTGTGTTTTAACTTCAAGGTTAGCATATATGCTACCATCAGTGGTATTTTGAGTTACACTTACCTGTGTTTGTTTAGCATAATCATTGGCGCCTGTAAGTTTACCTGGCTTTAATTCAATGATATTACCTAAACTATTTTCAGTGGTAGTTGATAAAACTTTAGTTCTATAACCATACAAATTGTTATTAGAAGTAGCACCGGTATTGAATACCTGTAGTTGTCCATCACTGGCAATAGTTACCAAGTTGGTATTGGCTTTACTTTTAAAGTTATACGCATCACTGCGTGTATTAAATGTCTGTGGATTTACATCTAGCACAGGCGTGCGACTTGCGCCATTGGCAGTTAAGTTAGTGGCAGTTGGTTGTAAGGCAACAATAAAGCCACTGCCTGAGTTTGTAACTGTGCCTGCTGTTGGTGCAGGACCACCGGTGTTAGCCCAGTTTTCTGTGGCATAAAAATATGTTGAAGCAGGAGCCGCAATAAGGTCATTGACCCAGCTGTTAGTAGCATAACCAGCGCCAATAAATTCACCAAACAAGTCATTGGTTTGAAGTGCTGTGGGAGTTGTTTCATTACCACGTGCCGCTTCAACAATAACACCACCACGTGGGCCAACTGCGCCTGTGGGAAATACACGCAATACATTGGCTGTTCTAGCCACAGCATTACTGCCAGCATTACCATTACTGACCATTAAGCCGCGATATGGAATAGCGCCAGCAGTGCCAAAGTTATATATGATTGGACTTGTGTATCTATTATTACCACTGATAATACTTGAACCACCAGTTTTAGCACCAATGTTATTTGATGTGCTAGCACCACCCATGTTGATAGTTGTTGCTGTAGCGTTAACCAATGGAAATGTTGTTTGATTAGTTGTAATACCATTGGCTGTATTAACAGCTACGCTGCCTGTGCCATTTGGTGCCAGTGTTATGCTACCATTACTTGTTGTGGTAATTTGTAACGCACCAGTACTGTTAGTGATATCACCGCCTTTGACATCTAAGTCAACGCCCACAGTTAAATTACCATTAACAGTTGTTGTACCACCAACGTTACCAATGTTTAATGTTGTAGCTGCACCAAATGCGTTTACAGTTGTAGCATTGGTATTAAACACTAACGCACTTGATGATGTAGTTGTTATTTGGCCACCATTAATGGCAGCACTACCAGCAGTGACAATATCACCTGTGGTACCATCCACCGTGACCACAGTATCGCCTACTGCGAGACCAAATTTAACTTTGAATTTTTCGTTTGCCATAGTTCACACAATCCCTATTATAATGCCACGCTAATACGAGTTACCTTAAAGGTTGTATTATTAGCACTGGCTGGTGTGGCCAACAATCTTGTGTTGCCCGAGTTTACATCGGCAGCAAATGTAGCAAGACTTGTGCTGTTATACATTTCTGCGTATGTTGTTAGATATGCTGTAGTGCCTTGGAAAAAGATCATGGCTTCTAAAACATGTATATTACCTGTAACGTTGTCAGTTACTTGTATTTGAAATTTACTGCTTCTTGTTGTAGAATTACTAGTTGAAGTTATTGATGCTTGTGCGGGTGAAGTTGTTGTAGTTGTTGTGGTATCAATAACTGTATGACCGCCATCTACTGTAACACTGGCAAAAGTAACATCACTGTTTGTATCCAAGTTTTGGTTTGGAATGTTTAGATATGTGCTACCATCTACAGTTGTTTGCCAACGTTGTGTGCTTTCATTCCATTTAATGTTTACATCTGGACTTGCGCCACGTTTAACTTGTAGGAAACAATCAGCTGCCGTACCATCTTCATTGTTAAACACAATGTTAGTGCCATTTGTGGCAATATAACTGTTACCAATAACTGCGCCACCACTGTACACAGTATTGTTAAATTCCCATTGTTGACTGCTTTCAGTCCATACTATTGTAGCATCCGCACCACTACTACCACGATTGGCAACAATACTGGAGTTAGCGGCAGCACCGGCATTTTCACTGCTTAATGTCAGCGATGAACCTGCTATAGTAGCATCCGCACTGGAAAAACGAGCCGCTACAACAAATGGACCTGTTGTATTTGCGTTTGCGTTTGTAGCTAAAAATATTTCTGGAGCTGTGGCATCATATGTAACTCCTATATTACCAAGCTGTTGTCTTGCTTGACTGTCACTGTCTATTTGTAAACCAATTTGAACACCGTCATCTGTGGTAAAAGGTGTTGCGCCAAAATTCTTACGTAAGAAAATGCCACTATTAACACCAGCAGTTGAATTATCATATTGGAATGTAGGACGATAAGCGGCAGCATTGGCAATAATTGTGCTGTCATTTGTAATAGTAGGTGTTACATCATTGCTGACATATAATAACTGTCCTTGGTGAACTGGAGTTGATAAATCTAAATGGACACCGCTGACATATATGTCACCTGTAACATTGGCATCACCATCTACATCTAGATTATATGCAGGAGTATTGGTGTTAATACCAACATAGCCAGTGGTATGATCCACAAACAAATCAATATTGCTGTTGTTTGTAACACTAAATTCACCGACTACATGTGTAAAGTCTGTAATATAGTCATTACCTAAAGTTGTTGATCCATGAACTGTTAAGTTAGAATTAATATAAGCATCGCCCATAACGCTCAGTGTAGAATTTGGACTAGTATCATTGATACCTACTTTGTTGGTTGTGGCATCTACATACAATGTGCCACTGTCAACATTTAGATTATTGTTAACTACTACAGTTCCGCCGCCACTTAAAGCAGGACTGGTTAATATTAAGTTACCAGTTGCTGTGGTAATTGTATTATCATCTATAAGCACATTGTCAATGGCTGTGCGTGGCATTTCAATGTAATCAGTGGTGTTATTATATTTGATAGCTACACTGGTACCTTTTAAGTAGATATAACTGTCGGCGGCTGTGCTATCGCTGTTAAGTTTTAATACTTCGCCACGAATTTCTACGTTACCGTACATTGTTGCCAATGCTGTAGTAAATGTTGCTGTAGTATCAAAAGGGCCAGTTGTGTTATTGTTAATGTTTGTGCTCAATGCTATTTGTGGAGCTGTTGGATCCCAAACCGCACTGATATTTGCTATTTGATTTGTTGCTTGACTATTGCTGTCTAATTGAAAACCAATTTGAACACCATCATTTGTGGTATATGTTGAACTGGTAAAATCTTTGCGTAAAAATAAAGCACTACTGACACCAGCAGTTGAATTGTTATAAATTAATCTAATACGATCCGCGGCCGCGCTACTAGTAATAGTGCTGTTGGCAGTCCAAGCACTTCCATCCCAATATAATAACTGACCCTGTGCCGTGCCATCTGGAATGTTGTCTGCTACAGTGGATATTGTAATTGTGTTGGCATCAGTTCTGCTAACTGTGATATTTGTGCCACTAGCAAATTTAACGCTGTCAGTTGTGCTTGTGCCAACCAATGTTAAATTGGCACCACCTGTGGTAGTGTCTGCTTGAATGGCATAACTGCTTAATGAACTTACACTTTGAAATGTTAAATTACCACTACCATCTGTTACAACAACTTGTCCATTTGTGCCATCACTGGTAGGCAATATGTAGCTGTTGCCAATTGTAACAGCACCTTCTAAGTCGCTGGTACCTAATACACGTAGATTGCCTGAAACTAATAAGTTACCACTAGTTCCACCGCCTTGAGCAGCCGCACTGGGATTTGAATACAGCGTAGTAAAGTTTGTTTCATTGACTTGAGGCGCGGGTAAAGTCGGCGCAGTATTAACACTAGTAGTAGTCTGCGTTGTGCTATACAGCGTGGTTGAATTACCTGAATTGATTGTGGCCACAGTGGCTCCTTACTTAATGTTATATTGGCGATACTGTCTTGGTTGCCATACTGATGTCAATCTTGTGTGACCTCCACTCCATTTACCTAAATTGTTTTGATCTTCTACTATGCTATAAGCGTTTTCAAACTTTTGTGAATATATTTGGGCGTCTTGTTCATTGTGACGCTTGATGTAATATTCACGTAGTGTAGCATATACATAACCTTCAGCCCATGTAGCTAGAACAGCATTTGTTTGAACTGTTTGGTTAATTAGATATACATTGGTTACTGTGCCAGCACCGGGAATAGTTCCGCCTGTGGCCAAGAAAGTAATTTCAGTGGTGCTAACAATGCTTTCAACTGTTATTGTTCCAGTACCCAAACTACCAGTACCATTTGTGGCTGATATTTCATCACCCACTACTAGACCAGTTGTATCTATACCAGTTAGTGTAGCTGTCCATGGACTTACTGATCCTGTAACTGCGCTAACTGTAGCACTTGCACCTAACAATACATTATTAACAGGACTGAACAACAAAGGCCAAGCTTTGTAATAATACATGTTAATCAAATCACCTTCTGCTATGTAAGGTAAGAATTGATAATTGTTATAAACTTCACTGAACTTACCGCGAATAACTGCGGGTACGTTTACTGGTTGTAAGTATAGTTGAGCAACCATACTTTGTGTAATAATATCTCTATCACCAACTCGGTCATAGACAATCCATGGACCAGTTTGGCTGCTTTGATTGCCTGTTGTGCTAAACAAGATAGTGCCACTTACTGTGCCAGTATTGGCAGCACTTAATGTAACTGTGCCACCACTTTGTCCTGTGCCTGTATTAGTAATAGTAGCACCACTGGCAATACCAGTACCACTGACTACCATACCATTACTGATTTGTTGTGCTGGAGTTGATGTTAGTGTAATTGTATATTGTCCACTAGTACCTGTGGCTGTAGCTGTAGTGTTTACTTGTTGACCTTGTTTGAAAAACAAGATTGGTTTGTTCATGTCAGCAGGAATAGGAACTCTGCCGTTTTCATCTGCTATGCCAATATTTTCTATTGCGTATGGATCACTGCGTAATGCTGGTAATTCAATGTTACGCATGGACATCTCTGCCATGAAAATACACTTTTTAATTTCTGCTATAGATGAAGCAGTATCTGGACTGCCAGTAAAATCTCTAATAAACGTTACTAGGTCATTTGCGGTTGGAATTACAAACATTATTAATGTCCTCTAAAATATTTTTTCTCACCCTTTTTAGTTGGGTAAGGAACTGCAACAGGAATAGGTAATTTGCCACCTGGAAAACAAATGTATTCCGGATACTCTGTTTCAACTACACGATAAAACTGCGCTTTTAATGTTCTATCATTTTTAAGTGCGTTCCATGGAATACCATCAAAGTATTGATCACTGATACGAATAGCAATAACTTGTGGCAAATCCATCCATTTAAATGTTAGTTTGCCATCTTCACCTATAGGTGCTAGTGGATCTGGAACACCTGCTTCAGCGGCACTTCTATAATTTCTAACTGCTTGTTTGATTGCTTCTGTATTTTGCTGTTCGCGTTTGATATAAAATTTACCATCTTCACGCCCAGTTGTAACAATGATATTACCACTTTTGTTGGCATTGGTTCTTTGCCAATCGCCTTTCATACTGCGATACAAGTCATCATTTTTTAATAACTTGTCTGCTATGCCATTGTGGTTAGTAATCATGCCGCCATGATCTTGGCGCATATAGTTTAAGTCTTTTTCTGGATCATTATCGTCCAGGTATTCGGGTTGATTGTTGCTCATAGTATTATTTAGCGTTTATAAACTAAGTGTCAGCAAAAAAGGCTACCGAAGTAGCCTTTTGTTATTACTTAATACTGTTAAGAATTAAGGAGTAACATCGCCAGGACCGAAGTTTGTGCGAGTTACATAAGCGGCATTACGTGCGCCAGGCAAGCTAGCTTGTGCGTCTGTACCTGCTTTGATGTTGTTTAATAGACCAACACCTGCTGGGTTACGTACAATCAAAGTACCTTCCATAATGAACTGATCTAAACTAGCATCAGCATTTGAGAATACTTCATTGTTAGGACCTAGGTCACGCAATGAACCCCACTGAACAACATCTTCGTTCAAGAAGTAAATGCTGTTAGGAGCAACAGTATCAAGAATCCAAGAATCAAATATTTCATAAGAATAATTAAAATCCCCTTCATAAGTCTGGATTGTGTCACCACGTGCTGAATCAACACGGTTAATACCTCTAGACTGCGGCATGTTATCGCTGATTGAAGTGCGGATGCTTGTTGGAGCAACTACAGTACGAATCTTAGCGTTATAACGTTGTTCAGCAACTGTTACCAATTGCTTGTATAATGCTGGGCTGAAGTATTGGTTAGTGAATGTACCACTTAGGAAAGAACTACCATTTGCGTAAACGCGGAAAGCGTTACTAGCTTGAACTGTTACGTCAGTGTCTTCGTTGTTGATCAATGTATCAACACCACTTAGTGAACCAGCACCTGCTGTTGGGTTGATGGATACTGTACCTGCGAAAGAGGCCAATGAACCCATACGACGACCAGTTTGGCCGCTTGGCAAGCCACTAGCTGTACCAGTTTGACCAGCGTACTTAGTACCGATTTGGTCAGCGCGAACTAATTGTAGTTCAACGTCAAACATCAATTCAATCAATTGCTTGACTTCTTGATATGCTTGTGGATCACCACCAGCTTGCATAACAGCACGAGCAGTACCGCTGGAAGCGATTGTTGTGCTGAAAATTTGCGTGTAGTTACCTAAGTTGTAACGACTGTTGCTTTCAGCATTTGCTGTGCTAACAACTGCGCCTTCAACTTGAGCTTGAACGCCGGGTGTGCGATAAATGTCATCAGTCCACAATGGTAATGTGCTGTTAACTTTACGCTTTTTGGACATACACATATTTAGAACAGGTGTATCGTCCTTAACTCTGTTGGACACATCTAGGTCCAAATCCTTGACAACGATATCACTGCCATATGCTGTAGTGCCGTTACCAATTTGACTTGTTGTAATTTCTGCCATTTTAAGGCTCCTTTAAATTATCTACCACCTCTGCCCATCTTCAATCTTTGAAGTTGTGCTACTAAGAGGTTGTCGGCGGCCTTGCGGTCGCCCGTCTTGGCTTGTTCACGAAGTTTTTCAATGTTGTCGTTGGAACCTTTGTTTGTATTGGTACTACCTTTACGTTGCGTCAATACTGCCATGCTTGCTCCAGCTGATTTAGTAGTGGGCTTGTCTCTATATTTCAAACCATCACGTATTAAACCTAACAAAGTCTCATCGCTGGCGATAAGATCAATGTTTGGAACTCCGGGCACAATTTCTCGTTTAGCGTGAGGATAGACTTTTTCAATCTTTTCACGTAGCTCATTATACACATACTCGTTTTTCAATTCCTTATCGGTAAATGACTTACGTGCCTGTGTTAGTGCTTCGTTAACTTGCTGACTACGGATCTGTCTAAACTGTTCAATAGCAGGCTGTATCTTGCTGATTTGCTTTTGTTGCTGCCTAATGTACTGTTCATTTTGAGCCATGTTCGCTTGTATTCTCGCGACTTCAACGGGATCTGTTGCTCTAGCCAACTGTTGTTGAAATGTATTTTGATAGCCTTGTACTTTGACTATTTCATTATACGCTTTCTGTAACTTAGGCTGAACCGTAAATTCCATTGCTAGAGTAAGACCATCTTGGCGTTGTCTTGCTTCATTGATATATTCATCAAACTCAGCTCGCTCCACTTTCAACTGTCTTGCTTCTTCGTGTATTGCTGATCCTTGACCTAGAATGGCTGCGGCTTTCTTAGCATCAATAACAACTTCTTTGCCATTCTTCATAAATTTGAATTTGGCGTTTGGGTTCGTTTCTGCGAACTCAACGAAGTCAATTAAATCTTCTGCTGTAGAATCATTACTATCAGTGCTTACAGCTTCCTGGGCATCTGTGTCTTGATTGTCGCTAGCATATTCTGTGTTGTCGGTATCACCAACTTCGGCTTCCTCATTGCTGGGTGCCACAGAGGCGGATGTATCTGCCGATTCATCTACTCCTGTTGCAGTTTGCTCTGCTTGCTGTCTAATTAAGTTACGCTCTGTGTGTTCACGCATAGCGGCCATTTTAGCGGCAATACTCGCATCGCTTGTTGCTGCACTTTGTTCAGTGGCCGCGCTCACTGGAGCGTTAGGGCTGATCGTTGTTTCCATTTATTTTCCTTTTAAGTACTGGGCACTTCTTCAGTGTTACCAATACGGTTTTTTAAGTAAACAGCTCTCTTTAAGCTATTCACAAAATTATCAATGCCAACTAACTCATTGCTTATGGCAATTCGTCTAGCATTGTCGTCTGGTTGATGACTGCGAATGGACGCTAATTCATCAGCTAGACTAAATTTAAAATGATGAACAAACATCGCTAAATCTTTGTTCTTCAATAAGTTTTCAGCGAGACTGCCGTAATGTCTAACTTGGTCTTTTTGACTTGTTGTTAGTTTACTGGGTTGACTTATATCAACTGTCAGTCTGCTGTTATAAAAATCCACTGTGTCATTATTAATCATTGCTATACGTTTCTATATATGTTTATTTAGCAGTTAAGAATAAACTTTTGGTTCACCCATGGCCAAGGCCATCCAGTCCATTTGACTTTCAGCATCTTGGCCAGCCACTTCAGCGGCAATTTGTTGTGCTTTAACTTGTGCTAGTTCAGCATCAGCCAAATACTTCTTATCCTGTGGACTTGGTCCTTTGCCCTGTTGACTTTGTTGTGCTTGTTGAATCATCTTAACAACTTCATCATCACTTGGCAAATAAATGTCACAGTCTTTGACGCCCAATGTGTATAGCGTATCAGCATAAGGCTTTTTAACTTTCTTATACATCTCAGGTGTCATGATGCCTTGTTGAACCATGCCTTGTATTGATTGTAATAAACCAGTTTGACATTTTTGAATTAACTGTAATCTGTTCAATGAGTTTTCTTCGCTCATCATACCAATGGCTAGTTCTAATTGTAATTGTTTGCGATCAGTCATTGAAGTCATGCTATCCCAAGCAACGTAGTCCATGAACTCTGGCTTTTTGTCTGCTCTACAAGTGCCGGCTAGTTTCTTAACACCAAAGTCATCGCCATATTGAATTAATGTGCGCCATACCAAGTATAGTGCTTCTTTCAAACCTTCCGCGGCATTACGAATTGTGTTGTCTTGGATAATTTGATTTGGACTTAGTGCCAATTGTAGTTTAACACCACTGTTACCAGCACTCATAACTTCTGGATTGAATACGTCCTGTGGAGTAGTCATGCCAACCATGGCCATTGTATCTTGTTGGATACGTGTCATGCTTTGTTCCAAGAAAGCTAAGTTGCCACTTGGAGGAGGAATTTGGTAAATGTCTTTTGCTGGATCAAACTTAGAATCCAAAATAAAGATAGCACTTTCGCCATCTTGTAGCATTTCAAAGTCTAGTCTATCTGGCTTAACACCAATACGTGGAGTAGCTGTTAACAAACCTAATTGTATTTCAGCACGAGCCGCTGATGTACTATATTCCTGCATTGGAATAACTGATTCAGCAATACTCATACCATAGAAGTTGCCTGGTAGTGGTTTTGGACACATGTTGGCCACAGGAATAAATTCTACTTCACGTGCGCTGATAATATAGCTACCGCTGTAAATGATTTCAACTAGTTCTAGTTCGCCATCACCATCAATGTCATACTTGTCCCATACAGTAACAACTGAAACTTGTCTGCTGTGTGGATCTGCTGATGCGGCTGAACTAACTGGAATACCCATAACCGGTACTGAATCACGTGCGTGAATAGCTAAGTTGTTTAACACTGAACCTGCTTGGTAAGCACCATTCATATTGAATTCTGCGTGTAAGCTGAATTGCTCTAAATCAATGCCAGGATATAAATCTGTGGCTTCTTGTATGGTCATTGGTGCGTAAAAGCCGCAGAATGGTTGATCCTTCATTTCAGGTACAGTAGGATCACAGATCCAATAGTGTTGAGCAATAGGATCAAATTTAATATTGATATTGTAGCCAGTTAGTTTATACTTGGCACGATAAATTGTATTGCGTTTAATAGCGTCATTGATAATGGCTTCTTGTCCTTCAATGTTTTTAGCAAATACTTCTGTTTGACCTTCTGCTAGTGTAGCATAGTTGTCTTCATCATCGGCTTCACGCATACTGGAAATGTGTTTGTCCATTAACTCATTGGTCAGTTCGCCTTGCTGTTCGCCCATTAGCTGTCTAATTTCTGCTAGTGCGGCATCTAAGTTTACGTTAATTTGTTTTTTGCTTTGGCGTAGTGTTGTTAAGCCAGATTCGGCTGCTTGTAATTCAAATGCTTTAAGTTGTTCTAAAGTACCTTCTGTTTCAATATAACGATCAATCTTTTCACGGATTGGTTTAATCATCATCATACCATTTTTGTGCATGACAGCATCCATGACCCAACGCTCTAGGATAAAGTGCGGATCATTCATTTGATTAACTACTTTGGCAACCATGTCAGTGGCTTGACGTGCGGCTACTTCATCATCTTCACCTTCGGCTACGAATTCAAAGTTAATTTCACCATTGGGCATAAGTCCTTTGGCAATAACTGCTGTAGCATAATCAACAATAGGTTTAACTGTGGGATGAATGTAGTCAATGCCATTTACAGGGGCAGTACTATCAGTAACAGCTAGACACAAGTAATGGTAGTCGCTGGCTCTGTTAACAGCGTTCTTTGTGCCTAAGTAACGCAAATAAGAAGCCATTTTGACATCCATTTGATTTTTCATACGCACAAAGTTTGCGTTGATTTTTCTATTTTGATTGATGTCACTAACAGGGATATTCTTTATTTCCAACATTGTGGGTTTTCCTTAACTAATGTATTATTTAGCGTTTTCATCAGGGGTATCGGCTTGGGTCTGTGGTTCTTTAGGCTGTTCTTCTTCTTGCTTGTCTTTTTTAAAGATTGCGTCCCAGTTATCCCATATCTTTTTAATGTCTTCGTTTCTTCTTTGACTGCCTTTGCTCATTGTATATCTCCGGGTAATATAATTCTAGGACGAGTCAGCTCATCCTGTAATGAACATGCCATACAAGTATGTCCATCAATATCTTCATCTTCCATCTCTATAATAGAATGAGGTGTGTTTGCTATCATTGCGGCCCGTTCAAATGCTTTAGCATGAGACTCGCATAATATCATTGTGTTTTCTTCTATAGCGCAGATAAACATTATAGTGAATCCTTTAACTTGGCTAGTTCTTTATGTGTTAAGTAACATTCAAACTTATGATCAAAAATGCTTTGACTTATTAATTGGATATGCCATACTGAGGTTGCTTCAACCCATGTCTTTTTTAATTTAAGTTTGTATTCTTCATTATCAATGATATCAAACTCTTCTTTTGGTGCTTGTCCACCATATACAAAAAATGCTCCGTGTTTCGCCATTATACTTTCTCCAATTTATAATACTCTGCAGATTTATATTTTATTCTTTTTAGAATAGTTGTGGGATGAACACTATAATGTTCGGCCGCTTCTTTAATGCTTTCAAATCTACCATATGGCGTTTGCACTGGTATTTTACGCTTTTCAACAGTAACTATTCTACCCAATTTAAACTTTTCAGTTAAACTTGCGTCTTTAGCATTTTGACTTTGACTTGCTTTAAAACAATTATCAGGATTATATGGACCTTGATCACCTTTACGGCACATAACTAATTGATCTTTACTTAATCCTCTATTCACAATATCTTCTCCCCACCACTCAAGCCAGGATTCATATGTAAATTGCCAATCAATATTTCTTCGTCTTGCATTGGCTTTTTGTCCATTATATTGTCTAATCATTGCTTTTCCTTATTCTGCGCTATAAGTTTTTTTCCAGGCAGGCTTTTGTTCTTCGTCTCTGCGAATATATCTGTTGCGTTGTGCTGCCATACGCTCTTGTGGAGTTTTATTATCCCAGGGTTCAGCGATTCCTTGAAGGCAAGCCAATAAAGCATAGCGAGCACTATCAATACAATCGTCTGGATCACTAAATCGTCCTTTTTCATCTACGTAATAATTAGTTGCTTCATTCAAGAAGTTTGTACAATTTTCATTGACCATTAAGCTACCAACTTCCAACATTTGACGCATTTGATTTATGCCATATGCTTTGTGATTGGTAACACGCCCTTGATTGTCTGCGGGATTCATAATTGCTTTTTCATAAACATTTAGTTCGTATTGTTCAAATAATTCTCTAATAGAATTACTACTCATAGTGTATCTTCCCTGTGTGCTTGCGTCAGCAGGTAATACAATAGGACAGCCAAATACTTCTGGACGAAGCAAGTGATTTATATATTGAGTGGGCACAGCCTCTTCAATGCCTTGAACAACAATTTGCCTATGTAAGTAAGCAATGCGTTCATAGGGCTCCCAATACATTAATGATATCACCGTTTTATCATTTACTAAACCTAAGTCAAGTGCTATAACACGCTGTATTCTAGGCATGCGTAAAAAGTCAATGTCTCCTGTTTTATATGTGGGCCAGTTTCCTAGTTGGAATACTGCGCCTTTACCCATAACTGGCTTACCAGCAATACGGGCTTCACGCTCATGCGGAAGATAATCTTTTTCTAGTTGTCGTCTTGTTGAGTTTAATAAGAATGGTAAGCCCCATGGATCATATTCAGGAACATCATCCCAACTTACTCTAATGAATTCATAACCTTCTTCGTGATTCCAGAACTTTGACACAAGTCCGTTGAGTCCTTTGAGTGGAGTAAACGAACAGAGAACCTTTCCTTGCGTAGTTGCTGTTCTAGTAACGATCTCACTGAAGAAATCATCTGGAGGTTGTTCATCAAAGACTGCGAGATTAAGTTTGAAACCTTGTAGTTGACGTACTTCCTGAGTATAGTTAGCAAAAAGCAAATAGCTATTGGCACCACTAATATGCCTAATCTCACAGCCAATGTTATTAGCACCATCATTACGCATAGTGTCAACAATAATGCAGTCACGAGGTATAGCACCTGTGCCAAGATTTTCTGTAATTTTAACATCCTGTGTTCCTAACAATTCATTTTGTAATACAAGAGCAACTTGACTCCAACCTTCACCTGCTACCATACAAGTAATAGGTGTAGTGAATCTATGTCCTGTCCACCAATCTGGATATTTGCCAGTTAGGTGCATTGCTGTTTCATAACAGGTTGATACTGTTTTACCAATCCTGTTTGCGGCAAGTATTCCTCTACGTTCACTAGTTCCAGTGGCAAAGAATTTGCGTTGATGTTCAAAAGGTCTAAAGTATTTTAATTGATTATACTTCATGTCCTCGGCAATATCAATACTTAGATCCATCAATTGATTTTTTAATGGACCCGGTATTGTTTTTAAACTATCAACAGTAAGATCATATTTGTCCACGCTCCAACGCAGTGCGCGAGCCATTAATACATCATTGCCCAGCATTACTGAACCTTATTGTATGATAGATGCATTTGTAAATATTTGGCAAATGTTTCAAGTTCATCTCTGGACAATAACAAATGAATGTTTAAATCATCTTCATCATCTGCGTTGAATCTAAACGTAAGTTCAAATTCATCGGGCCCAGTCCAAACTCCACCTATATCTATAGCTGAACTGTCATCATGTGTTAGGTTGAACATTGTGTAAATCCTTGTGTATTTGATAAACGTGATGTAATGCTTGGCTTAATGATGCTATTTCTTCAGCGGTTACTGCCCATGTTTCGGGATCATTAAGTGTTGTAGGTTTGTTAGTTAAAATGGCTTGTAAACGTTCAGCAATTAAACGCATAATATGTTCGCACTGTCCGGGAAACTTTTCTACGAAAGCTTCTCGGTGTGCGGCATTTACTTTTTGTAAAATCAGCGTATCGCGAGCCATACGCTGTTGCTGTGCTTGATCAATTATACCATTACGCACAGAGTTGTTGGTCATTTTGATAAGTCCCAAACATCTGTAATGCTTGCGCCACCCATTGAAACAAACTCTCTGTCAATCCATGTATCCCATTGATTGCTGTTGTTAACTTTGAAACTCTGCATCAAGCCACGTAGTTTGCGACCCTGTGGAGTTAAACTGCCATCACTGCGAACAATAACTTGCTCACCTGTGCGGGGGTCAACCCATTTGATAATTTCAGGACGTTCACGGCCATACTTGTCTAGCTTCATGCCATGTGGACGTTGATCAACTGGTCCAACGATTTCATAACTGATTTCACCGGACTTATATTTGCGAAAGTATACACTTACTTTTCTGTCCTGCATTCTATATTCAAAGTCAGTGTGTGGGATGGCGTTGCTGACGAAAATGTTTTGTAGCTCTGTGGGATCAGGTAAGTTTTTATCACGTGCGGGTACTGGTTTCAAATCTTCAACTGGAACTAGTTCTGTTCTATCAATATATGGATTGTCTCCACCAATGAATTTAGGATCTACTTCAGCACCATTTAATACATCCATGGCTACTTGGTATTTTAGTTTGTTGGCACGACCTTTTAAGTTTAATACTACGCCTGTTTCATCAAATACAAAACGCTCAAGGTCTTTGGCTGTGGGAAAGTCTGTCATTAGACCTTCCATGTCATATTCTGCGTTGCTTGTTGATTTAGGTTGTATACCAGCAACTTGTTCTGCTACTGCTATAATTTCTTCGGGCGTTACGGGAGCTGATTCGTCCCAGGGATTTTCCACGTTGGCTGTTGCAGGTGGATTTAGATTTTTCTTTGTCATTTCATTTCCTTAATTTTCTATGCTAAAGAGGAACTATTGTTCCTCTTGTATTTAACGTTAATACATTGTTCTATCGGCGGCATTACCAAAGCTAGAATACATTTCTGGAATGTCAACGTTTGGCAACGTTGGTTGTTCAAACTCAGGTGGTAAAACAGCCGGGCTAGCAACAGCTTTACCACCGGGGCTTTGTGGACCGCCTGGCTGTCCGTATGCGTCATTAGGATTAAAAGGCGTGGCATATTTTCCACCACCACTCTTACCACCATTAAACATAGGCGGTTGTTGTCTCAATTTTAATATACCACCGCCTTGTTGGCTTTGTTGAACTTTTTGTTGTGCTTCTGGACTTGGAGCACCCGGCAAATTTGACACAGCGTTTATAGCCATGCCTGGAATTTGTCTTGCTAAGGTAGAGAACGGACCTTGTGCGTTTTGACCAAATAAACCACTGGCAATACTATCACCAATGCTACGGCCAATGTCATTGCCAACGCCAGTATTAGCCGTGGGATTAAACGGTTGGTTTAACGGGCTTTGATTATCGTATGTGCCGTAGCTCATGATTATCTTTTAGCTTTGATACTGCGACCATTAATAGCAGGACCGCGACTACCATTGGCAGTTGGATTGGCAGCTTTACCAGTACGCTCATGTACGCCTTCTAGTGCTGGATTTGTTTTTCCTGCTTGACCTTTACCACGCATACCTAATGCGTCGGTGATCATGTTAGCAATAGTAGAACGTTCACTGTTTGTACTAGACTTTTCTTTCATGAAGTCTGCTCTTTTGCTGCCAGTAGCGACATTACCTGTAGTAGGACCACGCTTTTGGTTAATTTCTTTGTTGCCCATTGGGTTTGTTGATTTCATATTATGCTCCTACTAATGTTACTGGTGTAACATATACTGAAACTGCGCTTGCGGCACTTGCGGCAAGATATACAGTTTGAAATGCGCCTGATCCTATTACTTGAATATATTCAGTGGTTAATGGACCAATAACTGTTCCTGCTGTAGCCACTGACAATACACTAGTTTCAGCATCAAAGAACACAGGCACAGTTGCGCTGGGATTAGTTACTTTTAAAAACAATGGTGTTTGACCACCGCCTAGATTGCCTGTTACTTCTGCTGTAGTAATGTCACCTGTTGCGGGTGTTACATTAGCGGCTAAAGTTTGAACAGGGCCTGCTAATTGATATGCGCTCATAGTTGATTGCCTTTCGTTGGACCACGACCTACGTTAATTTTGTCAGCGTTACCTTTATAGTTTTGACCTTTACTTGGATCAAATGCACGTGTGCCACCGGGTGTGCGAACTTGTGTCGTTCCTGTGAACATATCTTTACCACATTGTAACGCTGGCATGCTGTCAGTGCCTGGAGTAGACTTGCTACTCTTGTTGCCTGTAGTTGGACCACGACCAAAGTTTACTTCACGGCCATCATTGCTGTGACCACTCCATTGGTTTTTAGCGAATTTGTTTGTGCCGCGACTAAATCCTGGAGAAGCCGCACCAGTTGCTGGGTTTACTTTTTCAAATTTCATTTTGATTTTCCTTTTTTACTTGCTGCCGCACGTTTTGTTGCATACGAAATAGCAACAGCCTGCTTAACTGGTTTCCCAGCCGCAATTTCTTTCTTAACATTCTTAGTGAATGCCTTTTTGCTTGTTGATTTAATTAACGGCATAATATTATTTAGTCTTTTAAGTATTCGGCTATCGTAGCCTGATTTTTTTCAAACCATCCTAAACGTGTATTACATTGTTGGCATAATACGCCGCGGTAAGTTCCTTTAATAGCATGATCATGATCTATAACCATTTTCTTTGCTTTTACTCCACAGATCTCGCATGATTGAGTTCTTAACTGATCTGCTTGTTCAATAGTTAAGCCATAATTCTTTTTTAAATCATATCGTTTTTGCTTTAATCTTGCTGCCTTACTTAATGTGCCATTATTGGCAAACTTTGATGTGCTTTTCTTTTCTATTAATTCTATAAACATGTTATACTTCTTTAACGCCTGTGAGCTTGCTCAATGCTTCCGCAAAGGCTAACTGTTTGGCTTGTATAGCGTCTGCGCTATCAGTTACTTCAATCTTTGCCAGTGTGTTCATGACTTTGTTCAATATCAAGTTGTGATATTTTAACACTACATTCTTATCGCCTTCACTGCGAGCAGATATAAAATCTTCAACTAAAAGTTCTTCATATCGCTGTCCGCCTGTACGTGCTTCTAGGCTAGACAACAAGTCTTCAATGCTGACATGATTCTTGCTGCCTTTTTTACGGCCACAGCCAGGGCGAGCTCCGCCGCGTTGGCCTTTCTTTTCTTTTGGGGTTTCTATGCTATCTTGTTTCATAATATTATTTATGTTTATTAAATATACATTTACGCTAGGAAATGAAATGAATTACGCATGGTCTTTTGCCCAACTCACTGATGTTGACGACATTGTTAAAATGGCTGAACAACACTTTCAAACTGAAATTGATTTAATCTTTAAACCAGAACCTCCAATATACGCAAGGAACCTTGCTTATGCTGTGTTAAATCAAACATACTATCCAGGCAGTGAATTATTAACTGTGGCACGTGATTCAAACAATACATTACTAGCTTACAATTGGGCCAAGAGCAATGATCGCGCATTTTGGAGTGACGACATGATGGTCAATGTGCGTATGGTACATTTAAATCTAGCGTTGCCTACAAGACTGCGTATTACATTAATCAAAGACATGATGAATCAATGGGAAGAACTAGCCAAGTACAGTAAAAATCCTATTATATGTTCAACTACTATGCGACACAGCCAAGATGCATTTCTTAAACTACATGAAAAGGCTGGTTATAGTGTGCGTGGTAGCTATGCGTATAAAAAAATAAGCACTTAACAAACTCGCCTGCCAATTCGTTGATGCCTGGATTAGAAAGTGGGAAAATCATTCCAGTTCTTGATAGTGCTTGTGCCCACTTAACTTTATTCTAAGGTACTACGCAACATCCATATTGATTTTTCTAAATCCAATGCTTGATCCTGTGCGTAGTTACTAACTTCTTCTAAGCCTTCTTCTGTGGCAATGATTATTAGTGCTTTATAATCTTCTAACAAGTGTTCCAAATCCATCATTACAGTTTCCAACAACTCATCGGCTGAACCTTCAATAGTATCTGTGGGTATTGTAGCTTGTTCAATAACGTCAACAATATTACAAGGCATGTATTCCTGCATGGTGCGTAGTATTTCACCAATCTTATCAATTTGTTCTTGGCGTCTTTCATAAACACCTTGTAGCAATTTATGGTCACTGCGAAAGTTACGCCCTGTAATGTTTACATGTGCGGCATGACTACGAAAGTATGCTACAAAGTTGTTGTTAAAAACGTGTGTTAGTTGTTCTGCTGTTGTCATTTTATTGTCCTGGTGCTATTGGTCCTAGGACCTTGCTTGCTGCCTTTTGGCGCAGGCCTGATTTAACTAATGCTTCTAGATTAGCTCTGCCACCATAGATATTTATAGTACGCTGATCATCACTTTGTAGTAGGTTACTGGCTTCTTGCGGTGATAATGGAGCAGGAGTAGGACGACTTAACATCATACGTTGTGCTTCTGCTATTCTGTTTTGTGCTCTGCCACTACTAGCTTCTGGTCCTGCTTGTTCTAGATATGGTGCCGCTTCATATAAGTTTGCTGCCATACCAATTGGACCTGCTACTCTTGCCGCACCTACTGCTAATGGTTTAATTAAACGACCTGCTTGTGCTAGTGCGCCGGGCGTTGCTTCAACGAACTTTGCGGCATTACCAGCGAATTGAGGATTGGCTTTTTGTAATGCTTGTCCTTCTGCTGAGTTTAACCATGACTTAACAGCATTGTTACCGCCTTTGGTATTCCAAATGTCGCTGATCTTTGCGGCCACTTCATCGGGCGCTGACTTTAACATATCAAAATATGGTTTTATAGTTGTTGTTGTAGGAGTGCCTCGCACTGGACTTAGCGTTTCTGCGCCCATGCTGGCTTGTTTGCTGGCATCTATCATACCTTGCTTAACTGCGCTAGCACGATCCATAAAGCCCTGCGCTGGTCCTACCATTGGAGGTAAGCCTGTGCCCATTAATACAGCATCTGCTACAGCAGTCATAGGTTTAGTTACATATCCACCTAATACTTCTTTGGCATAAGGAGCAACTGCGCTGCCAACAACCTTAGCAGCCTGTCCTAGGCCTGTGGGTGTGGCCATGGCTGCGCCTGTTACAGCAGGAGCAACAGCGCCAAGTATACTGCTATCGCTGGGCGCAACTGGACCTGTAGTTTCAACTGGTGCTTCAGCTGGCTGTGCTTGTTCCTTAACAGCTTCTTTGGCTAAAAATGAATCAACGTTGAAACCTTCTGCTTGTTCAGGCGTTGCTTGTTCAGCGGTTTCTTTTTCTTCTTTCTTAGCTAAGAATGCATCTGGATCAAAAGCCATATTAATCACCACTTCTTTCTAATCTTAAACGAACAGCATCTGCTCTTGGATCTTTTGGATTCTTTTGTAGCCATTTAAATGCTTCTGTTTCATCTGCTGTAAATTTCTTATAGCGTGGCTCTTGTCCAATTTGTATGCGTTCATTGTCAATACCGTTGCGTAGCGTAGTTTTGAATATTTCAGCATTACGCTTAAATTCTTTTTCGCTGATGTATGGATCATTTAATGCGGCAATAGCAGTTTCTGCTCGCATGCCTTCTGCTTCACTGATACTACCAGTACCACGTAAACCATTGTATGCTTCCATAAATGCTTTGCCTTTAAGCTGTTCATATTTTGTTTTAAAGTTTCTGGCATCGGTTGTTGGAGCACTCCAAATACCTGTAATAACATTTGGCATGCCAATGACATCGCTGAAGCCTGGATGCTTTAACACATCATCAATAGTTGCTATTGTAGCGGCTGTGGCTCTTTCGGTTTTAGGCAATGCTATACGCATGTCTGTGACCTTTTTAATTTCTTCTTTGGCTCCAGTTTCAGCAACTTCACGCTGAGATTTTTCAATTTCTTTTTGCTTGTTTATTTCGCCTAACGTTGGACGTGCGCCTGCCGCAGGTTGCGCCGGAGCCGCTGTTTGTGTAGCTGCCATTGCTGGAGCAGTGCCAGGGGCAACCGGAGTAACTGGAGCTGCCGCTTGTGGTGCTGCCGCGGCTGCTTGGCTTGGAGCAACTGGTTGAGCCGCTTGTGTGCCAGCACTTGCTGCCTGTGGAGCTGGCTGTACCTGCATTCTTTGTCCTGCTAAACTACCATCAGGTGACAAGCCCATTTCCTGCATTGTTAATGTAGGCAAACCTTCTGCTTGTAATGCTTTATTGTAATTTGAGAATATATCCAAACGATCTTTAAATGTAGCCTTAGACAAATCATTAGCCAAGCCTTGTTGAAGAACTTGTAAGCGATTAGCTTGTTCGGTGGTCATGTTTTCACGCTTGAATGCTTGTTTGCGTTCATCTGCTGTTTGTCCAGCAACATCACGCACACGAGTTAACTTAGTTGGATCACCTTTGTATACTTCATTGGTAACAACATTACGTGTGACTAATCTACCTTTGTCATCACTTTGTGTTCTATAAATGTTGCCTTCTTTGTCTTGGAACTGTTCAGCACTAGTGCTTACTTTACCTGCGCCTGCGCCTGCGGCCGCTGAGATCAATTCTTCTGGGCTTAGTGCTTTACCTTCGCTGTTAAAGCCTTCAATAGGAGCACCGTTGGCACCCATTTTAATCAAATAGCCTTTACCATCTGCGCCTGTGACAATTTTATCTGTGCCAATACCAAGCTTGGTAGATTCTTCATCACGTAAGGCAGTCATGCCTAATGCGCCAAATAGAATATACTTGGCCCAACTACCATCTTTTTTACGCTCTGTCATTAAACGAGCAAGATCGCTGGGATTCTTAGTGGATAATTCTTCTTGTGCTTTAGCTTGTTCACGTTGTTGTGTAATTAAGTCTGCAGCACGATTGCGAGCACGTTCACGTAATTGATCTGGAACATTTTCATCTGTGCCAAGCTTCATTAATGCCGCAGGATCGTTTTGAGCTGTTTGGTATTGTTCAATAAATGCTTGACTTGAAGTAGGCTTGGCTTCTGGCTTGGCCAAACTATACATGCTTTGTGGAGCAGGAGCTTCGGGACTAACTGGTTCTGTGACTGCTGCCGGAGCCTGTGCTTGCGTTGGAGCAACTGGTTGTGGTTTAGCCGGGGCTTGTACTGCGCCACTGGCCGGAGCGGCTTGCCCACCTAGTCTTTGATCTACTATGCGTTTAACATTTTCTACACCGCCATTGGCTTTAGCAGCCGCATCGCTGATATAACCTGTTTTAAGATAATCACTTAGACCTTTTGCGCCTAGGAAGTGAGCGGCTGCTAAATTGTTTTCTGTTGGCTCAACGCCATAGTTTTGTAGATACTTGGCATTTTGCTGTGTATAAGCATTCATTGCCGCTGTTTGTTGATCGGCCGTGCTTTGTAATCTATCTTCTGGCAAGTCGGGATTAACTTTACGAGCATCGGCATAACCAGCATCAGTCATACCATACATACCGGCAGCAGTGCCTTTGCTACGATCATGATAACCAATGTCTGGACGGTTACCTGACTCTTGTTGCGCTATTCTTTTATTGTAGTCTTCAGGCGCAACAGGGCCTTTACCGCCGGCCGGAATCTCTTGTTTGGTTTCAATTGTTCTACTACCATTTTCATAGGTAATAACTTTTTGTTCTTGTACAGCAGTTTCATCGGCACGTTTGGCTTCTTTTTCTCTAAGTTTGCGTTCTTGTTCTTCACGCTTTCTGCGTTCCTCTTCTGTTTCCATGCCCGCGGGCATAACAGGCGCTACTGGAGCACTATAATCTGTGTATTCATCATAGTTACTATAATTTCCCATTGCATCATATGCCATTGTTTATTCCTTTAAAAGTTCCATGGCAGCTTGGCGCCGGCGCTCTTACCACTAGTGCTAGTGCCTGTTGGGCCCATTTGATTATAGCTGGCCTGTGGAGCACCATATGCTATACTAGCCAAACGTCCATATGCGTCCATTGGTATATTTGCGGCACCCACGATTTGATTTGCCGCTGATATAGCGCCAGGCAATGCTTGTCCACCATAGCCCATTAAGCTTGTGGCAGCACCTTGACGTTGTTGAGCAACTTGATTGGCAACCTGTGCGGCAATCTGTGCTTGTTGCGCGGCATTTGCGCCTGCGGCCTGTTGTCCTGCCAATGCTTGACGTGCTGAGCCTAGGTTACCTGTGGCACCAAAGCCTGCTTGTTGATTAGCAATGTTTTGTTGATACTGTGCTTGTGCTGGAGCAAGAGCAGCCTGTATTTGATTCTGTTCATAGTCTTTGCCAAACAAGCCTTGTAAGCCACTTACGCCTGTGCGTAATGCCGATTCGCCTGTTTCACCTAGTGTTTGTTGAACTTGTCCTGCAGTGCCAGCTAGGTTTTGACCTGCTTTATACATACCTGGCAAGTTTTGTTCATATATACCTTTAGCACCACCTACAATGTCTTTGTAAGTTGGAGCAATGGTTTTTGTATAAAAGTCACTTTGTGCTTTAACATATTCACGCTGTTCTGGACTTAGCGTTGGTACAGATGTTGAACTACTTTTACCGAAACTCATATTAGTTTTCCTTTATTTTCATTATTTAGCATTATTAAGCCAAGCCTTTGCTACGCAAAAATGCGATGCGAGCTTCGGGATCTAATACGTTTAGATAACTTTGTTCTGCTGGACTTAGTTGAGGATAGCTGGGCTGTCCTTGTAATATACCTAAAGCACTTTGGAATGTTGTGGGCTGTGCCAACTCTTGTATTCCCCATGCTGTCTTTGGTGCGTTTGGAACTGTGTTCCATGTTTCCGCATTGAAAGCATCACCTGTTTGTAATGCTCTATCTGTGCCCCAGTAGAATTTACTTTGAGCATCATTGGTTGTTTTATAAAATGGTACGGTTTCAATCATGCCTGGATTTAGATACTTGCCACTGGCGCCTGTTTTCGGTGGAACAACTACAGGAACAACTGGAGTTGGAGTTACAGGCGTTACTGGAGTAACTGGAGTTACGCCACCGCCATCTCCGCCTCCTCCATCGCCTCCATCGCCTCCGTCTCCGGCATCTCCATCATCTCCATCATCTCCATCATCTCCATCATCTCCATCATCACCTTCGCCATCATCACCTTCGCCATCATCTCCTTCTCCTTCTCCTTCTCCTTCTCCTTCTCCTTCTCCTTCTCCCTCGCCTTCCGGGACGTCCAGCCCAAGAGCAGCGCGCACCGCGATCGCAGATCTCACCGAAGAGCAAGCAAAGCACGC